TGTCCATGCTACGAACAAGCTCAAGACTCGCTTCCTGAATCGGATTTGAGCCGTTAAGGAACGGGTTTTTACGCTTGGATTCCTCGCCTGTGATAAGCTCCGCTGCGGTGGCTACGGCATAGCTAACAAAAGATTCAACACCACTCCCCAGGATGGCCACGCCTTGAAGCGGACCAACCATTGCGGCGGTGATAAACTCTTCCACAGTCCATTCCTCGTCATCGTTCTTGAACATGGAGCGAACGACGGCGTGCATAGTCTGGAAGATGATGCCTGGAATGATCCAGTTGGCGAGGATTCGCCGGACCACTTCTTCATTACCGATGCCACCTCTACGCCAGTTCATGATAGCCTCCCCCACAAGCCCGGCTTTCTGGCGAGGATCTGAAACGAAGATCATCACCATTGCTGCTAGCCCTTTGGTGTCAGCTTCAATGAGCGACTTGCCAAAGGCATTCACTGGCATGGATGTGCGGGTAACAATAATCTCTGTCTGCCTGCGAGCGTAGGCGTCTGCCTGCTGCTCGCTAATGTCCGGATTAGCGTCTAGTGCCTGCTGGTAAGAGTCGCCATAAGCCATTGCTGCGCTAAAGGAAGTCATCCACAAATCCCAATACTTCGTGGCAAAGGTGCCATTCTTTAACAGGATCTCCAGGCCATCCACAGCCCACCATTTAGAGCGGCCTGCATTGGCGTTAATCTCGCGCATCTCCACGGTTCCGCCAAGCTCAAAGCGGTTTTGCAGGATGTTGCTTTTACGCAGCTTGCTCCAGTATTTAAAGCCATTCTTCATGGCGACAGGCCAGCGTTGGAGAGGGATCTCGCTGAGGGAACGCACAGCCGAATCAGTGGACTTGATAGCCGTACCGATGTTGAAAGCCAGGGCTTTAAAGTTGATGCCCTGCTTAATATTGCGCATCATCTTAGAGCCTTGGATAGCCAGCGCGGATTTAGTCACGCCTCGCGACATCTCGATTTCAATCCAGGCAGAAAGCGCGTTCATGGATTCCTCACCATGAGCAGAAACAATGGCGTCTCTGACCTCACTGTTCAGCATCACGCCCTGAACATCGCGGAGATATTCGGCCATATGAACCCAATAATCCATCTGCACAAAATGAGACTGATAGACCGCTAGAGCGGACTCAATGCGGAGCGAGGATGAACGGGCATTACGTGACTTGATGGAGCCAGGGTTGACGCTCTGCTTGGTAACGCCAGTATTCAGCGGATCAAGCGCAGCCTGTGCGCCCTGGTGATTCTTGAGCAAGGGAGCATAGAAGCGGATGCGAGGAAGGCGGGTGTTAAACATCCGCATAAAGACAGTGTTGGCCACTTCATACTCGGCATCGTATTCAGCCTGCATATAAGCTCTCCACGCCTTTGAATCCTTAGATAGGAACTTCTCAGCCTGATCTAGCGTTGTCTGGTCAAAGCCGTGCATCTCCTGTTGTTCAAGGATGCCCGGTTGGCGAAGAGCCATTGTGATATAAACGGCTTCCATCTGCGAAAGCTCAAGCTCCACGCGGTCGCCTTTCTCAATCTCGCGCTCGATGAATAGCTTACGCTTCCGGTTCTCTGGCAAGATTGCCCACGCATCAATTTCCTCCTGCCACGCTTTAGCTTCTTTGGCGGAATAACCAAAGTTGGCCGGGTTCTTTAGGATCTCCGCAACGGCTTCAACATCTTGCTCATCTCGCTTCGTCACGCGCCCTTTCGTCATCGTGATGCCCGTGTTCTTTTTCTTTATTTCTAGGGCGTTGATTGCGCGGTTTAGCTTAATTGTCTGCTTTGTCCCATAGAGAGCACGCATGAAATCGCGCATCCGTTTGCGGCGGTCATTCTGCGTATCCTCGAAAGCGTTGGTGTTGAGAATCAGCCGCTCGTCGAATGTATTGGCGGTCTTTTCGGACACTCCAAATAAAGAGGAAAGAACGGCTTTATGCGAGAACAGTTCACGGGCGAACTTGTTGAAGGTGCCTTTAACCGTGCCTTTGCCTTTATCTTTGCCCGCCTGCACTGTGTCGGCCCCTGCTTTGCCCTTAAAAGCGTCAGCTTTAGCCTGTTCGATCTGCGCTTTCAAAGCCTGCTGTCGGTCTTTATCCAGCATCTTGCGAGCCTCGCGCCCCTCCTTCATTAGCTTGGTGAGGTAGTCGCTGGCGTTGGCCATCTGCTCTGCGCTAGAAGTCTTGCCAAACACGTCACCAAAGATTTCAAGGAGGGCAAGCTTTGCCGTTGCATCGGCTGCGGATTCATCGTCTGGCGCGGCAGTAAGGAGCGCTTCCGTCTGAATGATTTCGACCGAGGTGTTATCAGCAGTCTGCGCGGCAATACGAATGATTTCGTCTAGCTCATCCTGAACCGTAACAATGAATTTAGACTTTGGAATCTCTCCGCCCTTACCCTTCACGGCAGCGGCGGCAAGTTGCTTGTCAAGTTTCTGGCCGATGTCCTTGCGTAAAAACTTCTCAAGTTCTACGTCAGCTTCCACTACAATTCGCTCGATGGCGGCAAGTCTTCCCGCGTCAGTTTTGATATTGGTAAGTTCCTGAACGCCGTCCGGGAACACCTTCTTCACCACATCGGCGGGCATAATAGAAACCGCTGCCCTTAATGTGCGGATAGCTTGGCGCAAAGACTCAGTGTCAAGCTTGCCTAACCCGCGCTGGATGGCTCCGCGCTCGTTAGACTGACGAAGTTCCAAGTCTCCTTTCTCGCGCTCCCATGCCTTATCTCTGGCGGCAATGCGGCGGGCGTAGTCAGCTTTAATCTTCTCAATATTGACCTTCGTTTCCTTCTGCTGCTTTGCGCCTTCAAGCTCAAAATCTCGCTCATCACGAAGGGCCTTCATCTCCGCCTGGAAATCCGCGCGGGATGCTGCGAGTTCTTCGCTGTATTTGGTATCGAGTGCAGCAAGCTTCTCGCGTGTGGCTCCAGCCATAGCTACAACGTCGGCATACTCAGCAGCCACCTTCGCCACCCGCTCCTTAGCAATCAGGCCAAGCTTCCGCCGCTGCTCTGGATTCTTTTGGAAGGGGTCGAACATCGCGGCTAGGCGTTGCTCTAGGGACTGGTCGCCTTTGGAGAGGGAGAAATTGATGTTATTCGACTCCTCGTTAAACCGCTGGCTCAACGGGATGATGTTGCCGGATGCGTCACGGGTTACGGGGTCGGCGGATTTGATTTGGCTAGGTTCAAAGACTGCTACGGCTTGTTCAGACGCGCCAATCACAGAGTCATAGCCAGCAGCTTTCGCCATTGCTGAAGTATCGCCAAGGCTCTTAATGAAAACCTCGCGTTGAATTGGCGTCGGTCCATCAAACTGAATCCAGTTGTCGCGGGTGACGAGAGTTTGCCAATCCTGGCGAATGCCGTCTATTTTACCCTCGTCCAGCGGAGGCAACCCCTTTATTTTTCGCGATGCCTGCACAAGAGAAATAACTTCGTCGATGGTTGCTGTCCTGACATCGAAAGGGTTATCTGCTTTCAGAAATGCAGCAACAACTCGCGGGCCAAAAGACTCCGCCATCCCTTCGCTCCGAGTGAAGTAAAACGCCCGTCCAAGAAATCCAGAGTCTCTTGCTCTGGTGTCATCCAGCTCAAATGTCGTGAAGTCAGTTAGAGTCCCATGCCACACTGGACCCACTCTATACCCAGCCGCTTTAGCCGCATCGTCCACCATCTTCTGCGCTTTCTCCAGATTGCCAGATTCCACGGCGGCGAGGTATTCGGCATCCTGAGCGGGAGTGACTTTGGATAAACTCATTCCCGCTTCTTCCACCATCCCTTGTGCCTCCTGCAAAATCCCGGCTTCCATTTGGTCTTGCATGTCGAGGCCCACGGAGCGGCGGATAAGCTGCTCTAGGCCAGCGTCTAGCCCGCCTGCTTTCTGCGCTTCCTGCACCATCGCAGCGCGCTTGTAGATCGTGCCTAGCTTCTCGCCCATCGCTTTAAGCCACTTAAAGATTTCAGTATTGGCTAAAGCGGATCGAAGGGCGCGGAGATGGCGGGTAACGTTTCTGTTTTTCAGCCTCCAGTTTTGGGAGGTCTTGCCATCCTCAATCGCGTTTATGTAGTAGGATTTAGCAAGGTGCGAGAATGCTTCGATCAAGTCGCCGTCTGAGATTTGAGCGTCATCTTTCGTGCGAAAGAGAAGTGTCGGCTCAAGCCCTGCCGCCTGCTCTGCGGATTGAATTGCAGATTCAGCTTGGCGCAAAGACGCAAGCATGGAAGGACGCTTCGCCTCACCGCTGATAAGATGCCGCTTAAGACTGACTTCTGAAATCTCTTCGATAAGGTCCGTGAAGTTTGCTCCCTGGAACAAACGAATCACGCCACGGCTCACGCCTTCGCGGTTCTCGATGTTGTTCATGCCCAGGATCGTGTAAACCGCGTCCGTGTCGCCTTCTGCCTGCGCTTCTTTCTCTGCGCGGGTGAAATCTTGGTCTTCAAGTTTACCCTCGTCCAGCGCGGCAAGTTGCTTCTTACGACCTTCCACCGCCTCAGCGGAAACAAGGCCGATTTGCACAGCGTATTTTGCATCCATCTTTTCAGGGGAGAAGACGAAAGCCAGCTCCTGCCCTTCCTGCAAATCTCTATTAGCCTGCGAGATGATATCACGATAGACCGCCTGAACGCGGAGATTGCGTTCTTTTGCATCCTGAAAAACTAAATCGTTAGCATCATCAGGATTATCGAATGCCACGGGCGCGGAGCCATCAGGACGAGTGACAACCCACTGGCCACCAATCTTTGCAGCACGCGCCAAGTCTCCATTGTTGCGGAGGCTTTCAATCGCAGACTGTTGCAGCAGGACTTTAGCTTGGATAGCCTCAACGGCTGCTTTGCGTTCCTGCTCAGTCGCTCCAGAGATGCCGCCTTTTTTGCGGTCATAGGCACTGCGCATTAAGGCATCTACAGCAGGCCAATCGCCTTCTTTTGATTTAAGAGCAATCTCATCAGCCATGCTAGGAGCGTAGCCGGAAGCAATAAGCGTGTCACGATCTGAGCTAATGGCGCGGCCATGCTTCACGTCGTTCACTGACACCACGCCACCGCCGATAAGCGACACGGCCAACGCAGGGCCAAAGACTTGAGCCGGGATCTTTTCGAGCTTTTTCTTTTCGTCCGTCCAGTTCACGCCTGGGACTTCCTTGTCCACCTCAGCAAACAAATCTTGCACAAGTTTAGGCGCGATCTCCTGAAACACTTCTTCGGCAATCTCGCCGCCCGTGCCCGCTGCAACCAACGTGCCACCGCGAATGATGCCCGCCTTGATGGAAGTGATGCTGGATTTCAGGAACGAGCCAACGCCAGGGATCTTCCCGAATGGCAGAAGGTTGGAAGCGTGCTCAAGGGCTGCAATGCCAGGAGCAGCAACCAAAGCGATCTTGTCAGCCTTCGCGGCGTCTAAGCCTTCATATTCCAGCATCAGATTTGCGGCCACGTCATCACGGTAGAAGCTCGCCATTGTGGCAACGCCTGCGTATGGGACGGCGGAGGAAGCCAGGAGCGGACCCATGCGAGCAAGTCCAATACCCGTTTCCGCAAGAAATCCCTCAGCCTCAATCGGGCTGATGTCGGAATCCGCCACCTTGCGAACCATGTTGGCGAGTTGGTAGTATGAGCGCGTGGTCTGGCCCTGCTGACGCAAAGCACTAGCTGCCTCTGGATTCACATCCTCAATACCGCCGCTTGCAGCCATCGAATAAATCAGGTCTGAGACGCCGCTTTCTACGGATGCGCCCATGCCTTCACTCATGCGCCCGAATGCCGCGCCAAGTTTGCCCAGGTAGGAGCGTTGAGCGTCTGGTGTATCTCCGCCTGTGGCCGCCATCGCTTTAATCACAATGCGGCGGTCTGCCTCTGGGATCTCCAAAAGCTGATCGGCTACGGCTTTGAATGCGTCCGTAGTTGGTAGGCCAGACTCCATCTCGCTACCAAGTTGGGCAGCGGAAGATTTGATAAGGTCACGATAAGGAGCAACGCGGGCCTCGGTGGCGTCGTAATATTTCCGCATCTCCTGCGAGTATTCAGGCCATTTAGCGCGGAGTTTGGACGCGCCAGCTTTGGTGTCGAATGCGCTCACAGTCTCAAGCAGGGGGCGGCCAGCAAGGGCAGCATTAATGCCATCCATCACAGCTTCCTCGGAGGTCATCACATGCTGACGAACTAGCCCGTGAATCTCGCTGTCTGTAATGCCTTTAGCCGTGGGCATCTTGAAGAAACCCTGCGCAAGCGAGTCCTTCTCAGCCTGCCACGTTGGTGTGCCTGCGTCCACGTTGCGACCAGACGCTTGGCTCATCCACGCGCTAATCGCTGCATTACGCTCAAAAGCGAGCGGGTCGGGGATGACCGCCGCAAAAGGCGATTGTTCCACCTGTTCAGCGTCTGGGAACTCGTCATCTACAATAGCGCGGCGGAGACGGTCTTGGGCTTCTTGTTCAGGTGTCATTGTGTGATGTTAGGGAAAAGAATAGGGAATGCAACAGAACCTCCGCCCCCAGGCATAGCAGGTTCAACACCTCGCGCAGGGATGGGGGCAAATCCACTTTGAGCTTTAACGGGTGGCATGTAGGAGGATTTGCGCTGCTGGATAATCGGGCCTGCGGTGACTTGGTTAATCACGTCCATTGCCTGAGCGTCGTTAGGGTCTTCCGGCATGAGCTTTTTCAAGTCGTTCTCCATGCGAGTGACTTTCAGCTTTAGCTCTGCGTATTCCTTCTCTTTGCCCTTCTTGAGCTTACGGCCTCCAAGACCATCCTTATCAAAAAGAGCGACTTCCTGCGCCTTGTAATACTCATTGACGATCTTCTCGCCCGTGGAAACCCACTTGTCTTTAACACTCAACTGAGAGGCTTTTGCTTTGTCCCAAAGTTTTGACACATCGTCGCGCTGGGCGGCTGGGAGCTTGGCAATGCGGGCGTTGATGTCCACATATTTCATCATGGACTCTTTGTCGCCAGACTGGAAACCGTAGGAGTCAAAGTCGGCAATCTCTCCGCGAAGATCTAGCATGGAGCCGACAAGCTCATTAGCCGTGGGGGGAAGAGCATTCACGCTATCAATGATTTCTTTTCGCTCTGCGGGCGAGGTGATCCACTCAAATTGAATATCCTCACCGCGTTTGATGGCTCCAGTTGCAGCCTCGTCGCCAATGCGGGCAAGCTCGCCACGCTGGAAAGTAACGATCTTGTTTGAAATTTCACGCTCCAAATAATCCTTGTCTTGCCGTGGCAGGTCGGAATCTTTAGCCATCTGCAAGGCTTGGCGAGGGTCTTTATCAGCAACCTTGAGAAGGTCAGACGTGACTTGTCCACGAACCACTTCACCGTTCAGAGTTTCGCGCTGCTCTGGCTTAATAAAGCCCGCGCCCTCCGCCTCGTCGTCAAGCATCTTAACAGAGTTCCAGTCATCCATTCGGATGGCCTCGGCCCGCTGCGCCCTATAAAGCTGTTGACCCTGTTGCACGGCAACTTGTTGGTAATCCAGCTTTTTAGCCTCCACTTCCTCAGGCAGCATACCACCCGCTAAAGCGATTTGTCCAGCTTGCTCAATGCCTTGCAGGTTGGCAGATTGCGCCTCACGCTGCATCATGTTATCCACATTCAATGTCAGCCTACGCTTTGCCTGCGATGTGGCTTGCTCCTGAATACTGAGGCTTTGACCTTGGGAGAATCGCCCGAACGTCTCAGCCAGGGCCATCTTGGCATCAGGGGAGAGGCGAGCTTTTTTCAACACCTCGGCTTCAAACTGAGACACGCGCTTATTCCACGCATCGCCCCATTGCTCCTGATCGTTCACCTCCGTCTGAAACTTCATCTGATCGGCAGTAAGTTGGCGCATCTTGCCTTCTAGCTCGATCATCGTGTTTGCATCGTTCGCCTTCTGCCGCTGCTGAACGAACTTAACGCCCATCTCTCCCACGTTCTGCAATGCCTGCCCCCATGCAGCCGCACCGCCCCCGGCTTCAAGGCGCGCCGTCTGCGCAACCTGAATGCCAGTATCTACAAGCTGGGCCTGCCCTGCGTTAATGAGTGGAATTTGAGCCATAAAGTTAGGTTGCGATGGAAACGCCAGACATGCCAGTGGAAGCGAGGCCAGATACGAGAGACGCCCCGGCCTGCGAACGGAGATTAGATGCGGAGCTTTGAGCCTCCTGCAAGAGGGTGCCGCGCTTGGTCCTTAGCTGCCAGTCCGTGAGGCTGCCTTGCGTTGACAAGTCGCCTCGTCGCTGCTGCTGGGCTGTGAGGGTGTCGGCCATGATGGAAAGAGGCGTGCCAGTTGTCGCTACCACGCCAGAGGATGCCAGGGCGGAGAACTGACTAGCCCGCTCTCTGCGCTCCTGCACGGACAAACGCCGCATGTTCTCGGCAGTCTCAGCGGCTTTACGCTTCTGCTCCATAGCGATAGCCTCGCCTTGTGCTTCTGCGTTTAGCTCGGTCTGTTTGGCTTGCTGCCGCTGTGCGTTAGATGACAGCACCGCCCCGGCTGCGGATGCGGCAAGGGATGCGTAGAGAGCAATGTAGCCCGCAGTAGTAAGGCCCTCAATGATTGCCAGAGGCATCATTGGCAGGTGGAGAATCAAGTCTGATAACATGGCGAATGGAGATTGTGGATTGACGGTTTACTTCCCAGCCTGAACGCTCGGCCTCATTGCCTATTCTTTCGCCTATAAAGGCACGAATCAGGCAGTAATTCAAGCCTCCTTTATCGTTCAGGTTCTTTACCCATTGGATAACGCAGGCAGACAATTCCTCCCACGCCTCCCGAACTTGGGCAATCCGTAGGCCAGGAGCGGAGACAAGGTGGTCTAGCTGAATCACTGGAACGTCGAGAATCATGTAGGCCCAAATGGCGAGGATAGGATTGCCGTCGTACTCAGCCAAGAAGCCATAAGGAGAGAGAAGAGGCGTGAGAAGTTCCACGTTATGAGCTTCCGCCCACCCGTGAATCATCGGCATATCCTCATCAGTGATTTGTCGGACTAGAATCATTCTCCGCTCACTTCTACCATAGAGGTTAAGGAAAGGATATTAAAAGGCGAGGGGTCTCCGTGATAAACACGCACTTTCAGCGTCTCAAGGAATGAGCTATTGATGTGGTTCACGCCTGTCTTCCCGGTGAATCCCGCCCCTGATTGAGTGTCATTGATGGTGGTGTATTCGATTGCTTTCATTTGAGCCGGAGTTAATTCCGTGGATGAAATCGTGCCACCAAAAGAATCATACAGATTTAAATCGGCACGGTTAATCCGCAGTTTACGCGCTTGGCTTGGCCCTGTTTGAAGGGGAACCTCAAGGGCCATTGTCTCAATAGTGGAGCCGTAAGCAAGTCCCATCCAGCCGGATTTATTTGGTATGTCTCCCGTCACAAAAGCGGCGGTTGTCGATGTGATAGTGACCTCGTATGCAATTCCATCATCTGCAAAGAATGAGAAAAACTCACCGCCATCTATATTTTGTAGTCCTGTAAACTCGGTGCGGCCATTCCCGGCGTTATATACGCCAGTTGCCCTAACTCCACGATCTACAAAACAACGGTTCACTGCACTTGTGTCTTCTCCAGACGGCCCGAAGTAACGCTTAAATGTCCCAGGGTGAAGGCGGCTTATAAAGAAATCATTTCCAACCCACAATTCATCAGAGTCAGCCCCGTAAATAACAGCAAGGGTGGTTGGAATATCCAAAATGAAATGGCTTGCCCAAGCCGTAATTGATTGCTCTCTGTTGTAAGAGAAGCTGATAACCTCATTTCCGTTCACCATCCAAAGAATCGGCTCAGGCGTGGCTGTATAGGCCATCTGCGTAACGCCTTGGTTCATGATGTGTTCTGCGAAGATTGTTAAATCTGGCGCATCGAATCCGTCTTTTTGGAAGTTGTAAGCAAACTCGCGAAGTTTTGCCCCTCCGCGCTGAATCCATAGCAAGGCATCGCCTGTAAGCTGCGGAGCCATGCCATTAGAACCGAAGCGAGTGCGACGACGAGCGCGGATATTGGTTGGAGTGAGAGCGGAATCAACCTCCCCGCTGTCAATCGTCCATTCGTCTCCCGTGGTGGAGATGACGAGAGCGCGGTTAAAACTCGCCATCCACTGGATTGAATTGGATTCGATAGCTGCCAGCGTGAGGTCTAGCCCATCCGTGTCGAGGGTGCCCGTTAGGTAGATGTAAAAATCCTCAACGTGAGATGCCCACATACGGGCAGGATGTGAGGCGGTCCCGCCCCACCAGAGACGCGAGTCATGGAAGGAGACGGCGCGAGGGTAGCCGTTAGTCTCCGAGAACGCAGGCTTTCGGAAGATGGATGTGGAAACACCAATCACCACCGGGGGAGGCAGCTGGTCGGCTGGCATCTGGATGTTGCCCAGAACCTTCTTCGCTTCCTCGTAAGAGGTGATCTTGAACGGCAGTTTAATGACAGATGAACTCGCCTCGATCTTGATACGGGTGATAGCCGTCGAGTTGGTAGTGGCCTTCGCGCTGATTCGATACCATGCGCCAGTAGGAGGAGCTTCGCCGGAATAGCTGATATTACCTTCCTTAGCGTTGAGCTGCGTGAACTGGCGAACAAGCGACCACACCACACCGTCTAAAGACTCCTCGATAGAGATGGTGCCGCGCATAGCATCGCCATCGTTCCATGTGGAAGAAACGCTGTAGCCACCCTGGATAAAGAGCGGGTTGTTCTCGGTGCTTGTTGGCGATCCAACAGCAGGAGTTTGGATGTCAGCGACAATGCCACCCACCCCGAACTCAAGTAGCCAGACCGTGCCCACGTCGTCAGCGGTGAAAAGATCGTCGGTGGCGAACAAGGCAAAGCCTAAGCCCGCAAGGTCTGTGTCAGAGGCAGAGATACGCCAGTAACGCGCCCAGCCTGTGGAGACTTCCGGTTTGTTGCCCTGCGTGAGAGTTACGCCCGGTTTGCCGTAGGTCGGAGCCGCGCTCTTATGCGTGCGTAAACACTCGTAAATCTTCTTGCCGTAGCGAACCTTTGTCCCCTGCGTGTAAGCGGTGTTGACCGCCCAAGAGGCAATCTTGATGCTGCTTGTCCCCTCGTTCCAGAATCCGCGCCAGTTGGTGCCGATACCCGGCTCATCGTTGGCTGTGGTCGCTGGGTTGTAGGCCGTGTGGCAGGTAAAGACCTGGTTGCTGTATTCGTTGGGATTTGCTGATCCTGGAATATCCACCGCCGTGACTCGATAGCCCACCGTGTAGCCGCCATTTAGAATAAGAGTCCAGTAGGTGGCGGTGTTTGCGCCGATTCCAGGCTCGTCTGCCGCTGCGGAAGTGTGGCCAAGGATACACTCGAATACGTCACCTTGAGCCGTGCCTGTGATGCCATGCACTCGGTCCCCGGCTTGGTATGGAGTCGCTGTCACCCAAGGCACGCCAAAAGCCGGGATACCATCAAACTGCACCTGCACGTTGGTCCGCTCCTCGTTCACATCCAAGACAGGGGCAAACTCGAAAGGCACGTCCTGAAACGTCCAGTTAATCACGCCAAGACGGCTTAACCTCTTCGGGTAATGGTTAGGATGAGCGATGAAAAGAACGTCGTTTAGCTGAGTGAATTGCAGGTCGAATATCTCATCGGAGGCGTAAGGCGTGGCAATCTCAAAGAGGAAGTAATTCGGTGTGCTGCTTTCCGTCATCTCATGCCAGAAAGCGGCATCAGCAGCAAAAGTGGTGGATGGATAATGGTCCGTTTTACACCAGTAGATCCCGCCCGCGTTCTCCACCAAGTCGCCAATCTGGTAATCTTCAATCTCCGCCCAATAGATAGCCCAATCATCGCCCACCCCCGGCTCATCTGTCGCGCTGGATGTGTGAGATTGCAGGCAGCGGAAGACGATTCCCTTGTTTGTTCGGCGTGTGTTTACGCTGTATGGAGTTGCTGTCACCCATGCGCCACTGCTTGCACTGCCCACCCAATCGTCAACATCATCGTTCACTACAAGCAAGGGCCCTGGCGTGTCTCCACCGATCCAAAAGCGAATGTAGCTATCGCCAAACTCCATCATATAGTTTGTCTCCGTGCTGCGCTTGAAGCCGTGCAGACGATATGGATCAAAGCCTTTGGGCCTACCAACAAACTGAGTCCCAGGCCGCTTAAATGCTCCACCATGCACGCGAGGTAAGAAGTTGTCCATGATGGCACAGCCTCCAGAATAGATAGCAGCGTCAACGCGGCCCTCTAAGAGCGGGCTTAACTCGCCACTGTTAAAGGAGTTTTTCAGGAGATGAACGGCAGTGGTGGCCATAATTAACGAATGGAGAAAGGAGAGCGGAGGCCGCGGCGAGCTAGAACAGTGGGGGAATCATAATCAGGATCAAGGGAGCGGCCTTTGCCCTGCCTTGAATCACGCCCCATCGCTTTCGATAAAAACACCTTCTCATAATACTCCCGCATCTGCAAAGCCTGCCCAGCGGGTCCGGTGAGGTCTTGAGCAATGTAGGATGCGAGGAGGAAAGAGAATGCGTTAATGAACGTCTGTGGCCAATTCGTGGTCATCTCCTCGCGGAAAGTATAGGTCATCTCTAAGAGGTTTTCATCCATCAGGAGTAGCCCGCCTTCAATCGAGTAAGGCACAGAATCCTCCTCGTTGCCCTCAAGTCCATTCACTTTACGAACCGCAATAAAGTCAGAGGGCAGCGTGAATTGACGGCTGAGGCCGAAAACAGGAATCTTCACAAACTTACCCGTTGATGCCGTGTAAGTGCCAGCAAAAACAGAGTCGTCGAGGGTAAAGAAGTCGTCATCTATGCGGGTGATGATCCATTGGCCGTTAGCGTTTGGCGTGCCTTCAACTTCTGAAATGTCCACTCGGTCGCCAGTTACAAGGCCGTGAGCTGTGTAATTGAGGAGAAACAAGCCGCCGCTATCACTAACTCCTGACGCACCAAGGCTTAAGTAAACCGTTTCGGCTCTATGCCGCTTCATTGCGAAGTTCCAAGGATGCGCTCCCAAGCACTCATCACGGGCAGCATCGAACCATTTCCGGCAGCTAATAGCCTGCGTGGTTATATCCGTGGCGAGAACTGACAAGGGCCTCCCCCCGATATGGGAGATAGCAAGATTGGCGATTTCTGTTTCGGTCATGACTTGTAAAAATAAGGCCCCTGGTAGTCATCACTCTACCAGGGGCCAGGGTTGTTTGCAACCTCAACAGGGGCCAACACTTAGCCCAAGGTGTATGCGATATGGAACGTCAGCACGCTTTCGGTGGTGATCGTCTCAGTCGCGACAGTGGCATAAACAAGCGTCTCATCGGTCAGCTTGTCAGGCGTGAGAGCCTGGGCGCACAGATTCGTATCAAAACGAACCGGAGCAGCGGCAGCACTTGCACCAATGTCAATGCCATCAGCGTAGGCGTCCGGGTTGGTGGAGATGCCAATGTCCAGAGTGCAAGCACCCGGATCAACGGAGGGCTGAACTGTGCAGAGGCTTGGAATGACGCGAGCACCAATCGGCAGATAGCAGATATTCAGCAACTCGGCAGCGGATGCCGTGGAAGGCAGCGTCACCTTAGCGTGAATGTAACGAACATCGCCGCCGTAGTCGCGGAGGTTAGGGGCAGCGGCCAGATTGGTGATAGCGGCGAGCTGGGCAGTGTAGAGAGCGGAGGAATAGTCAGCCATAATCGTGGAGTCTTAGCGGTTGAAAGGAGGGTTAAAGAGAGGCGGCTTTTACACCGCCCCTCTAAGTGGGGTTATGCTGGGGACTGGTCGCAAAGGATACGGACAATCTTCTTGTCTTCCGTGCGGACTGCGCCGCAGCGATAGACCATGCGGAGCTGCTTGGAGTGCCGCTTGGTTGGCAGGATGTCCACGTGAGCCTCGCGGCCCCCGTCAACAAACTTGATACCTTCGCGGTGGTAGGCGAACGCAGAGCGAACGTCGGTCCCGGTGTTGAGAGGCAGGCCCTCATAACGCAGGAATGTGAAGCCAGCGAACTTGTTAATCACGCCGTCCACAAGGCCCTTGACCTGCATGTAGTCACCAGAGGTGATCTTGTCCACCAGGAGCATATCCTGCAGCTGCTGGGCAGAGGTCACGAAGTAACGGCCATCATCAGGAACTTCGTTGGAGTCCATGATATACTTGGCGCGGAGGATCTTCGCGAGGGTCAGGCCAGAGTTGGCGGGCGTTCCAGAAGGAACATAGTTCACAGCAACTTCCTGGGTGGAAGCACCGTTGAACGCTTCGGACTCATTGCCAAGCTCGCCAATGATGCGCGTGCCGTCGAATGCCTGCGTAATCACCGCGTCTTGAGTGCGGTTAGAGGCATACACAGCGGAGCGCATTTCATCAGAATCAGGCAGGGCAATCTTGCCCAGGTTGATCTGGTCGTGTTCACCCCAAACGCGAACAAACTCGAAGGCGCGGCGGAACACCCAATATTTGAGGCCCGTGCTGTCACCGTCAGGAGTGTCACCCTTGCGAGTGGTGATTTCCGTCATGGTGGCAACGTCGAGTTGGTTATACCACTTGCGAGCACCGTCAATGGTGTCTTTCTGAACGGAGCCGCCAAGGCGGGAATCCATCTGCTGGGAAAGGTGTTCCCAATTCGTTGCGAAGTCGGTCGTAAAATAAGCGGGGATTTGAAGAGAAGGCATAAGAATGCGGTAGTGAGAGAATTGCTGGCAAGTGTTCTAGAGTCGTTAGAACTGCCGGGTGATCCCATCTCACGGGTATCTTCATGCGAAGGCCGTTTGTGCGGGTGACTTCGCGGGTGTCCCTATTGGGGCCGCTATGACTCGCCGCCATTTAATGCGACAAATCTCAGTATGTCAAAACAAAAACACGCTGAGAACGTAAAAAGTCCCCAGCGTGCCTTGAGTGTGTGGCGATTAGCCTCGATTGCCTCGAAGGGCGTTGATGTGCGCAAGGGCAGCATTTTGATGCTGCGGGCCTAACTTATTGTGATAGGCCGCATACCAGGGATTAGCCGGGTTGCTCATCACGTCCCGAACTGCGTCTTCACCGTGTAGGCTGGTCGAGGGGCCGCTAGGATCAATCAACTTATCCTCCTTGAAGGCAGAGGAGAAGTTAAGCAGGAGCTTGAGCACCTTTGGATTGTTGGCAATTTCAGGGTCTGAGATGTCGCCGCCACCCTTGAGCACCAAGCCTTTAACAGTCTCGATGTTCTTGGAGAAGTTGTCGCCCCATTCGGTTTTAAGCTGCGTCTCAGCCTGGGCGCGAACCTCGGCAATTTTCCCTTGGCCCGCTTGAAGCATGGACTGCTTCTGAGCCATGTCGTATTCGGCGAGCTTGCTGGCCTGATAAGGAGTCAGGTTGAGGTCATGAGCGACCTTGGCAAAGTTTTTCACCGCCCCCTCATCCCATTGCATTCCTTCGGGCAGGTTCTCAGGCTTGTCGAACTTGTAGCCGTCGGGAGTTTCAGGCGCGCCAATGGTCTTGCGCCATTTAGCAATCTCTTCAGGCTTGGCGTCTGGCAGCGGAGGTTTAATCTCCTGTCGCTGACCGAGAAGTTGAGCCTTGCCTAGATGGCCAAGCAAAAGCTGCTCAGGGTCAGCATACTTGCCGAACTCATTCTTTGCAGGCTTGAGCGCATCAGGCAGGCCATCCGTCCAGTTTGGCTTAAACTTGCCATCCTCGCCAATAACTGAACGGAAGTCGAATTTGCTTGCGGCTCCCTCGTCTTGCTGCCCGTCGGTGGATGCGGGTGGTGTTTGCTGCGTGTTCTGCTGCGATTGCCCGCCGGATGATAGCAGAGTGTCGCCGCCGCCGCCGTTAGATGTGCCTGCGTCGCTTTCGCCTTCTCGGAGTGTTGGATACTGTTTCATGAGGTTGTGTGATGATTAAGACTCGTAGAATTCGCCGGGTAGTTTGGTGCTTTGTTTGGGTGTTGGATCGAGGGAGTATTTGCGCCCACCGTATTGGATCTCGAATTCTTCTGGCGTGGCGTGCTGCTTGAACCAACGGATGAACGCGGGCGTCTTGTCGCCTTCGGGCCCCATCGGCGGAGGCGTGGGAATCTCGCCTTTGCTCGCACGCTCAAGAATCCACTCAAGGGCAGGGCGCGGAGGGCGTCCGGGTTGCACGATGTCGTCGGTTTTGACGATGGCGGCGGGTGATGGGATCGGCGCAAAAGGGGCGTGTGGGGTAATCGTAAGGCCAAGAGCGGCGGCTTGCGCTTGTAGCTGATCAAGCGTTACCGCCACGAAAGGCTCAGGGAATTCAACCTTTTTCGGGGCTTCCACAAGCTGGGCCACAAATTGCAGGTTTGGATTACCAGCCTCTTTGCGGATCCGCCCCTTCACCACTCCGCCAACTGGCGCGTGATGGGTCATGGTATCGCCGTCAATGCGGCCTAGTTCTTCGCCGTCTTTTAGGACGACTCCTTCGGGTGTGATGCTAATCATAGTGTTTTAGTCGGATTTGTTGGCCTTGAGGATTTGCTTGTGAATGTGGGCAATCACTTGGCGGTGGCCATCTCGGCAGGCTGCCGCGTGTGGATTGAAGCCCTCGGACGAAAGGAATGAAGGCGAGAATGGATTGAATTCAATCTGAATATCCTGCTCAAAGATAAGCTTAAACTCAGGGGAATCTGCAATCACCTGCCAAGCGTGCTTTAGCTGCCGCTTACGCTCCTGGGCATCAGCTTCCCGTTGCTTCTGTTTCTCTTCGGGAGTCATAGCTTTTTAGTGAGGAGTTGAGCCACGGTGTTGGTGAAGCGTTTGAAGTAGGTATCGGCTAGCTCCAGGGCACATTCTTCGTCAGCATCGGCAGGCAGCGCCACGCAATCGCGGAACGTCCGGCTTTTGAATTTCAGGATAAATTGAAACCGAACGACGCCTTGCTTGAAAGCGTTCAGAACCTGCCCTCTTACAAGGGCAAGTTTGGAGTGTTCATCCAGCGTGATGACACAATGGTTGTCTTTGAATTGGCGGCTCACGCAAGATGATTGGTGATATGGTTGATAACCTCGCTTCTACTCATCCATTTATGGACCGGATGCCAAGTGTCCACAAATTTGTGAATGTTAGCTTTTTCAAGTTTTTTAAATTGGTCGCGAAGATCCCAACGATCCACAATGCCAATGAAAATTCCTGTCGCACAGAATACCGTAGCCATAATAGCATGCCTTTTGTTAGGCAGCATATCCAAATCAAGTCTAGTGATGGTGTTGCGTTTCATGATGATGTGATGATTACCCGCCTATGAGTTGCTTTGCCTGCTCTACGCCTCCCACGTTCTTGACCACTTGGCTGCCTGCCTGCATAGCTTCCATTTGCATGGCGGCCTGTTGAGCTTCGGCGCGTTGTGCTCTGATTTCCTCTACTTTCTCGTCGGAGAAGATCCAGTTAATCGGCATGCCGTTGTTGGCTGCGCTCTCTTTGGTGATGGTCCCAAAGTCGTAATAATCCAGAATCTCAGGGCGAGCCTGGGCAATCAGCATATCCATCTCCATTTGACGCTGATAGCCGATGTTGCGTAGTTGCTTGATTGCCAGCGCGAGACGTGAGTTATAGGAGACGGCAGGGTCAGCTACCGTTGCTGTGCCACCTTCAACCTTAACAATGGCCTCAGGTGGGGGGTCTGGAAGCAACTTATTCTCAGCGGCGAGGTTAAACAGACGCTTCAAAAGGGGCGTCAGCTTCTCAGTGATGAGACGGGAGAAGGCGGGGGAAATGAGGGTGATCTTCTCGCTTGCTCGCTCTGCCACTTCTCGCGCTGTCATCTGACGATCCAAGCCTTGGAACATCATGAACATGTCTTTGTGGAACTTGGCGTTGATTGCCTCTTGCCGCATCTTGATGCGATCCTCGCCCACCTGATACTGCCCTTGTGCCTGCAAAACCTCTGGCTTAATGTAGTCAGGTTCAACGTAGGTAATGCCACCTGGAGAGAGGACAATCTCGCCTTCCAGTCTGGAATCCGCGATGAGAGCGGGCTTGATAGCCTTCTCTGCCGCGCAGTCCTGAATCATTTGCATGTGATTCACCTGTCGAACGTCAGGCAGCGCAGCGAATCCAGGGCCATAACCATAAGGCGATTTGTTCCCAAGGGCAGACCATTTCAGGTAACGACCAGGTGCAAAAGGGAAGGTATCATAGCCGCCCTCTTGAACGAGATGCTTGCTGGTCGTTTCAACATAGCAGGAAGCGAAAGCTTTGCCGTAGGAGGCGGAGCGTCCAACCGGATCTTTAGGCCGCTCAGACTCAGCGCGAGGATAGACCGCATGAATAAACGTAAAACGAGTGTCAATCTTGGATGTGTCTGCGAGGCAATCCAGCACCTTTTTAGGCAGATTCTCCTCTCCGAACTTCTCTTTGGCCTGTCGGGCAGTCAGAACAATCTCGCGGAAAAGCGTATCAATCTCGCCCTCTGCGTTCTCCTCGATGGCGAAACTACCCACGGGCAAGGATTCAAACGAGTAACGCCCGTTTTCCATGCTAGAATAAAGGGCAGAGGTGCCAAACGTGCAGTGATTCAGAAGATCCTCATGGTTTTCTGAGTAAAAGTTGGAGTTGGCAAGAAGCTCTTGAACACGCTCAGAACAAGCTAGAAGCCAACGCCGCACAGGGTCAGACTCTCGCAGGCCGAATACAGGCTCGAAAGTGAACCAAACCTCATTCGCTGGCGTGGTCCATGACATCAGCCCCCCCGCCATCGTCATGGCCGCATCCTGCCCGGTGGTGTCAAAAAGAATTGCCTCCTTGTTCGTGTTGGGCGTGTAGGTGACGGCAGAAATGCCAGCTTTACGCGGCATCAGGTAATCAGCAAGCTCTTGCCACTGAGTGCGCCAGATTTGTAGGTCAGTGCTAAGAGCCTGCCACCTGTCCATGATGGATTTGGCTTTGCTCTCGCTCTGTGTGACTGGCGGGCTAGGGTTCTCCATTGTAAACGGGGGAGGTTGCGGCACCAAGTTTCGTGCGTGTGCCTAGCATAGTCGGCTGCGGAGTGACTAGAAGCGTGTCTTGAATGCCTTTCTTGCGTCGGGCAGAGGTGGCAACGTCGCCTTCGGGCTGCAAATCAGGGCGAACTGGCGCGGTGATTGGTGGCGGTGGATCTGGTTTTTTAGCGGAGCCTCCCATAATTCGGGCATTTTTACGCTTCTGACGTGAAAAGGCAAGCGGAGTTTTTGCGGCGTAGCTTCTCGTAGCTCAACCAATGGATGCGCCCGCCATCCTCCCGGCAGAATCCGAGCCACTGTTTGTTGGCCACTGGATCAAGATTCACAAACTCCGCCACGCTCCCGACCGCCAATGTGATGAACCACGCGCTCTGCTCACCCTGCCCGGTTGAGATGCCGTCAAATCCGTCTCCAACGCGATAGCCAGGGAGGGCGAGGATAAAGCTCTCAGGCGAGCACCAAACGTAGCCATGGGCCATGTGGTGAGCTAGCTGGGCATCGAAGTCCATCCCAAGGCGCAGGCACTCGTTCAGGGCGCGTTGATAGGCGTTCACCCGTAACCTCCTCGGAAGCTGAACTTTGCCTGCTGCCTATTCTTTGGCCGCTCGTCATACATGCGTTCAATCATCGGGGCGGCAATCTTGATCCATCCAAGCTGGAATGCTTCAGCCATATACCTAAGAGCATCTGCCGTATGCGAAGAATAATCATGCACGGGCTGATTGGAGATGATCTTGCCAATCTCTACTTCCTTGGTGTGGTAAGCCTCCAAGGCTGCAAGGCCGATGTCGCAATGCGGAGTGCGGAAAGCGAGCGATGGCATGAGTCCTTTAAGCCCGTTGATGCCCACCCAAATATCAGGCGTGCGGGGGAGCACTCGGACTCCTGCAAGGCCCGTGGCATTTAATTCGCGGACAAACGTATATCCTGTGCTCTCAGCCTGATTTGCATCATGGGGCAGGATATGCGTCCCGAACGGGTAGCCCTTCGCCTTCATGTGGGCGACGCGCTTAGTGAGCGTGTCGAAGTCTAGGCCAATATCCACGTCAATAATGCGAATTTCCCGCCCCACCACTTGAAAATACCAGACCGTTGTGTTCGCTGGGCTGCCAAGATCCCAGCTTGTGTGAACGAGCGAGTCAGCTAAGGCAAAGGAGGCCACGCGGCCCTCAGCGTAGGCAGCCTCGATTAGCTTGGCGTAGATGGCTCCAGGGCGGCCAATGTTAAAATCACACTCCATCTCCTGGGCGTAGGAGTCGGGGGAGAGCTTCGCCTTCATCACGGCCAGGGCGTCAGGAGACAGAATCCCGCTCTCGCTAGCCTTGAGCATCAGCGCGTATGAGTCAGGGTCGCTCTGTGCGTTGCGGAACGCTTTGTGGAACACGTTCTTTCCTTTTGGGGTGCCGATGCGGCAATGCCAGCCACCGTAGTCGAGCAAGCAAGGCAGGATGACAAAATCGAACGCCTGGGCTGGAATGTCGGCATCCTCATCACTCACCACTCCATCGAAGTAAAGGCCTCTCATCCGCTCGTAGTTCTCACCGGAATAGAGACGGATCACCGCTTTGTTCAAAAACACGATCTTCAACTCGCTTTCATTGATGACTGAGCCAGGAATCTTGCTTGCGTAGTCCTTGAGGTAGGCCCAAGCGATGTCTTTAGCTTGGTCGCGAGTGGGGGCGATGTAGGCATATCTCAGCGGCGGCCCTGCCCTCTTGTGCGTTAGAGCGCATTTAACGAGCTTCTGGACCACCGCCACAGTCTTCCCGGCCCTTCGATGAGCCACAAGCACCGACCAGCGTTTAGAGCTTTCCAGGAACTCCCTAAACTGTGGGCGCGGCTTAATCGTCACCTGTACTTTCTGCGTTGCCACCAATGATGACTTCCACTTCTAGTTTGTGTTTCTCTGGCGCGTAGTAATCGCAAGCCTTGCCCACCTCAGCAAGTGCGCCTTTTGCGGCTGCAAAGTCCTCGGATTCCTCGGCAAGTCGGGCAATCCTGTGCATGGATTCCAGCCATTTATCCTTGGAAAGATCAAATTTCTTGTCCGCTTTATTGGACACCTTTTCCTTTAAAGCGGAAATCCTGAGGGAAACCAGAGGAGAACGAGCAAGTGATGGGCCTTCCGTTTCAACAGTCGCCGGACTTGCTTTTTTGCTGATGTTCTTTCGATAAGACTCAGCGGCAGACATACCTAAAGCCACGTCTTGAGCAAACGCTTCGTGCTTCGGGTTATCCAGGGCTGATGATGCCATAATCGCTAGCTTTGCGTCACAAAGGGGAGATGTCAAGAGGCTTTGAACGCTTAGGCGCTCCACAAGACGGGCAACGATCCTCCCTGCTGAGGCTGTGGCAATATTCACAGCTAGAACCAACTGGGGCCGCCTCAATCAGACGAACGGAATCAAAGGCTTGTGAAAGCACTATGTCCCAGTTGTCCTCAAAAGAGCCTGCATAAAAGTCCGTCATCATATCCTGCGTCGAAACTCGATTTTACCCGGTTTATGGAAATTGTGTCAAGATTATTCGGTGGGCAGCCTCGCAATAGCCTTTTTGACCATATCGTGCAGAATGTGATCTAACGCATCTTGCTGCCCCAGTGTGAGACTTTGCCAACCACTCCCTTCACGTATCACACCCCCAATATCCCTCCGAATCAGCGTCTTGACGTAGCTCGCCCACGAAGGATAGCCCATGTATTTTGCCCTCAGCACAGACGCCTCTGCAAGGTCGTGCGAGATTTTGAATGATTTAGCTTTTTGTCCCATGATGTTATTTCCTTGGCAGTTTCTCCGGCGCGTCTGCGGGTCGCCAGCCGATGATTTCAGGCTGCAAGGCAGTCTCCAAGGTCTCCACTGCCCACGGCCAGTTCCATGCGCCAAGCTTAGGCGGTTGCTGGCATTTCATGCCGGGGAGAACTTCTGTGATAGCCTTCCTCAACCTCTCCCCCTCAGCCCTGGCCTCGTCGCGCTGGGTTTCGATGGCGCTCATAAACTGTTCACATTTTTCTGCCCAATCTTCATACGTGGAGCAATAGCCCTTCATGTTGGCCCAAAATGTCTCAGTCTCAGGTGTCTTACTCATACTTTTTCAGGTTGGTTATTGCGAGCGGCGAGCATGGCGTCTGCGTAGAGGTACGCACCATTTGCGGCACTTGATAAAAGCTCTGACTCCATCGCCTCTTCTCTGTTAGCCGATTGATTTACTCTGTAAGGTATTTTAGCCACGATGCCTGTCAACGCAGCCATAGCAAACTTGTCACGCAGGATTTCCCGCGCTTCTGCCCTCGCCTCATCACGTTCACGCAGGGCTTTGTTTAGTGCCTCGCGTGTGATGGGTTCGTGCAGCGTCACCTCCTCCTGCTTGGTGATGGGGACGGCGTAGTATTCTTTATACCAATCAGCAGACTGGCCTATATTTTCTGCCGGTATCCAATCCTCTCCGTATTTGCAAACAAGCGTCCCCTCCGGCAAGCATTGCATTTCCTCGTCGGTTGGCTCTCTGTGTGTTGGTGGGCGTGGGGTCATGGTGTTAGACAAGATCGTTGATTGCTTCTTGACGCTGCTCCTTAACAAGAGCGGTCAGCTCTTTTCGGAACCTCCTAATGGAACCGCGTCCCATCGGCTCGTTCATGAAAATGAATTGTTGAAGGGCGGTCCTGTTTTTTGCTTTTTGGCAAGCGTCCCAGTTTGGCAGTTTGAATGGCTTTTCTTTCATAATCATCTCCGCGTGGTCGAATGCGCGGCCCTCGTTTGGTTACTTGGATTTGGCGAGTTTCCCCGCTTTGAAACTAAGCCAAAGCATTTCTGTTGCACGGTCTTCATAGGTAATGACCGATGTTGTTGGGTGCAACTTTAGCTCTCTATCTCCATAGCCCCTTGGTCTAACCCACTCCTCAAACCTCTGCCTCTCCTCGGCTTCGGGGTCGGGCGTGGGGAGTTGGAGAAATATGTCAACTGCATAGGTGTCTATTTCATCGTGAGACTCCTCGCAGGAGTTAAGGTATTGCTCTCCTCCTCTTCCCACTTCGCAAGCGTAGTATCGCACACACCCCTCAGGCACCGTCTCTGGCATCTCCGCAATGGGCCGCAGCTTGCCAAGCGTTGACTCTGGGCGGTTGGCCAGGAAGTCGGTGAGGGCTGCTTTCACGCATTCATCGTCGCTTCCTCCGTCATATTTCACATAAATATCATCAAATCTTTTTACTTCTTCGTCAGTAATCATGTGTTGCATGGTAATAATCTCCGTCTGTTTGATTGGAATTTCTGTCATGTAGCAGCAAGCGATATGTGGGCAGCCCAACTTTCCGCTGGCTAGATTGATGCCCATTGTAGTGCCGCAGGCTGGGCAGGTGTTACTTGATGGCGTCATAATAGATGGCGGCTGATTCTGCGGACACATAAAGAGGATGCTCTGGCATACGGGTGCGTTGCATTTGCTCAGTGAGCATATCCGTAGCCTGCTCATACCGAGCGGCAGCTTTATCCCATTGCGGGGACTGTGTGCCGTGGTCAATTTGAGCGTCATTCATTGCCCGCTCTGCGCGACGGCGCATTGCACTGACAGTAAGAAACGCTTTTTGACGCGATGGAGTGAGTTCGGTGAATGGGATGATGTGTTGCATAGGTGTGATGTGTTAAACTGACTTCTGATTGTTGCCCTTACCCGTCATCCCGTCAAACTGTATTTGCACAAAGTTTGTCAGGCGGTCTAGCGCAGTATCCACAAGAGCGTTATCCGCCTCGATCTGCGCAGGCGTGGGGAGGTAGGTTTGCCAGTTCATGGTGTTTTTAGCGGGATGTGTTCGGCTGGGTCTAATCCAGCTTTGATGCATATTTCATGTGAGGATGTGGAGCCGTAGCCGAAAGCGTGTCCAACTACGGACCAAAGCGGCAGCCCTCGAAATCGGCGTGTGTTGCGAACCATGCTGGCAATACTGCAAATCATGCAGCGTAGCCGCTCGGGTGGAATAGAGTCTAAATCGTTCATAATGCGTGCGTGTAGGTGTAGCGATGGGGGTTACTCTTGCGGTGCTTGTTCAAAGCGAAATTGCGCTCCGTGGAAAATAAGCGGGATGATTTGGAATCGCTTTCCTCCTCGGTTCTTTGCCACAAAAAGGTTGCGGCGGCGGTCATCTTCGGGTGTTAGCTGGGCCTCTTTAGCCTTCTGCCAAGCTGGCGTCTTTTTCCCTGCGTCAGCCTTCACTCGTTCGATCTTGAGTGAGATGTCTGAATCGTTTTCGATGTCCATTCCTTCGCGGGCATCTCCATCCTTGTTCACTTGGGATGGCGCGAGGATTGTGCATTTGTTCACCTTGGCACAATCTTTGATGCTTTGGGTGACATAAGCGATTTGAAGCTGACGACTTTTGAAATCTTTAGCGGTCTGGCAAAGTTGGATATAGTCAATCTCCACAATCAGCTTCTGCCCCGGCTTGCAATTCTTTTTCTGGCGTTTGATGTCGCGTAGAATCTGCTCAAGACGCTTTCCGGCCACGTCCACAATGCGCAAATCCCACTCACGCTGGATCTTCCGCACGGCAGAGACAAAAGAATCTTGGTTCGCCCGGTTATCAAACATCCCCATTGTCACCTCGTCGGAATCCACCTTGGCCTGGGAACAGAGAACGCGGGTAGCCTCTTCCTCATCCATCATCTCATAAGTGTAGATGATGCATTTATGGCCCTGGTCGCAGGCGTTTTCGATGATCTGGCGACAAAGCGAGCTTTTCCCATCGGAACTCATAGCCAGGATTGACCAGAATCGGCCATCTTGTAGGCCACCTGAAACCTTGTCTAGGCCGGGAATGCCCGTGCTCACGCCTAGCAGCTTCCCTGGATTTGCTCCACGGTCACAGCTTCTTTCAATCACGTCTGTGATGACCTGGGCAATGGGTCGGCTTGGCAGTTCCGCTGAATCGCTTTCAAGGTCAATCGCTAGCACGCGATTCTTGGCTATTTCCAGGGCGCTAGGCAGGTCTGAATTGCCGTCGAGTCCAAAGTCCTGCATGTCTTTGATGGACTGCGCCAGAGCGCGGATTGTTTCGCGGCGACTAAAAGCCTGGGCGACAATCCCTCGATAGTAGGGATAGTGAGACGGCACTGGAATGAATGTCTGCCATTCCATGATCTGCGATGGGCCGCCGATTTGATCCAGTTTGTTTTGCAGGCGGAGGGCGTTTGTAACGCTGGTGTAATCAATCAGTTGTCCAAGGCTGCGCATGGCCAGCATCAGGGCCGAAACCTGCCTTGTAGAGTCCATGTGGAATGCTTCGGGAGCAAGTGGGTTGTCGTCGAGATGTTCGGGATTCTGCATGTAGCAGGAAATCACCGCGTTCTCCGCCTCCTCAGAAAATGGGAGAGGCTTGTTAATTCCGGCTAGCAGTTCGTCTGCTTGCGCGGGTTGGTCGTGAGTTCGTCCAAAAAGGTTCATCGGCGTTTATCTCTTTCAGGGTCGTAGTTTTTGGCGCGGTCAACTTCACCGTTCCAGTTGTTGAGCAGGGTTTGAAGATCCTTACGGAGGTATGGGCACCCTGATTCGGTGTAGAACCATTTCACCGCCTCGAAATCCTCCGCATTGATGGGCTGAACTGTTTTCCAAGCCTTTAGTTCTTTTGCGCTCCATTCAGTTGTGGAGCGACGGGAGAACCATGAAGCGACTTCGATTTGCTGCTCGCTTGGGTTCCAGCCTTTCATGGCCACCTCATCACAAAGAGAAAGGAGAGAAACGGAAGTTGAAGAGGAAGAAGAAGATGAAGGGGTTGATTTTTGGTTAACTGGGGTGGTTGGATTTTGGTTAACCAAAAGAGGGTTTCCACCCAATTTCCCTATGTTTCGCCGGATTTCACACAGCTTTTCGTCTGCCACCATCCGCTTGTTGTAAATGGCTCCATCCTCTTCCCTTATCCTAGCGACCCCATATTTTACCAGTTTGGTTAGCACGTCGGTTAGCTTTTGGTTATCCAAACCGAGTAAACGGGCAAGCGCATCTTCTGGCATTGGTTGGCCATTCAGAAGCAAAACGCCCCTCTGTTCTGACTCATGCATGAGACAAAGCATCTCATGCCAGATTCCACGGGCCTCATAATCCAAGGCTTGCACAGCAGGATCTTTCCTCCAGTCAGCCGGGTAAAACTGAAAGGATGGCATCTTGCCAGCATTCTTTTTTGGCTTTTTCAAGTAAGCTCTCCTTTCTCAATCTTGCGCTTTCTGATTCCGCAGACATAGCGGGCAATGTCGTTATCTTTTTTGGAGCCGATCATTCTTTCCGCAATACCCACCCAGTCCATCACTTCTTCGACTCCGTGGATTTCAGCAAAGTTGACAAGCATGGTTGCCGCGTTCTTTTTCATCTCTTCGCGCCCGAACGTGTCACACCAATGATTGACTAGAGTTTGACGTAGCCGCTTCTTCGCCCTGACTGCCGCTCTCGCCTGCTTTGCCAAGGCCATCAAATCGGCCCGCTCTTGTGCAATTTTAGCCCGGTCTTCATCACTAAGACCCATCGGCAGCATGTGTGCAGATTTGCCCTGGTTGCAAGGTTCACAGGCTGAAATGAGGTTGTCATACTCGGATGAACCGCCCTCCTTAACCGGGATAATATGGTCAATCACAAGAGGACTGATTGACGAGCTTTGCCCGCAATATCGGCATTTGAACTGATCTCTGGCGAATACCGCGAATCGAACAGACTTGCTGATATGTTGTCGCTTTGGTTTGGTTGGCATAATCGGGAACACAAAAATCCCTTCTGTGTAGGCCCCCCAGCTCCGAAGAACTGAGGCACAGAAGGGGAAAGTTTTCTGAAAATCAAAACGGGCCTAATCGTCTTGATTGATGAGTGATTCTACCCTACCCGTTCACCTGGGCAGGTCAAGCAGCTTTATTCTCGGCTGCCGATTGTTTTAGATTCGCGGCTGCATAACGCCTGTAACGCTCGCCATACTTGATGCTCTCGATACGACGGCACTCAACGCAAGTAACGCGCCCGTCTGTCACCTTGTCCTGGCACTTGATGCACCTTCCTGCGGCCTTGAGGCGGTCATACCACCTCTTGTAGCAGGCTTTATGGTTGGCGGCTTTCACTTCGGGATCAATTTTGGGTCTTGGCATAATCTCGTTTCATCTTTCGAATTGCCCTGCACTCGTCGCAGGTCTGGCGGGTTGAACTACCGAGGAATGCTCGGCAGTTGAGACACTGGCGGGCGGCAATGCATCGCTGCCTCCAGAGTTTAAAGGTGACTGCAAGCCGCGCTTTCCTTGCGGCTGGATCTTGTTTAGGCGGTGCCATAGTGGGTGATGATTAAGCCTCTCTCGGCAGCGTTTGAGTGCGGAGAGGCGGAGGGTGCGGAGTCGCATTTACTGGTCAAGATGCTGTTGTAAGGCTTCCTCTAAACCGGGGGCAGAGGGAATGGAATGGTGATTCATCGCTGCTTCCCAGCCAGCGCGGAATGAGGTTTCCTTAGCGGCTTTGATGGAGCTTTCATGATCTGCCTCCTCTCGCATGGTCTGCAACTCTGATAGCACGGCGTTAGTGAGAATGGCGTGCTTTGATTCTCGGGTTTCATCAAGCTTGTCAGCGTAGATTGACAGAGCTTGGCGCAAAGCTGCACGAGATTCGCGGTTGTCGATGTGCTCCGCGATGTCGTTTACAATGCGTTCAGCTTCGGCTATTTCTTCGGGTGTGTAGTTCATCACAGAGGCGGGTTGAGTTTGGCGAGGGCATCGGTTGATTGTGAGGCCAGTTGGTCCCAGTTCCAACCGCCAAGAGGCGCGGGTTTTTGCAAGGCAAAGATTTTACCGAACAGGTCCAGCGCAGCCCGCACCTCGTCCATCGTCTCCTTTGAGTGGACTTCGACGGCGGAGAGGTCGGGGTGGGGAGCGAGGAGGTTGACGCAAGCAATAATGCGGTCTGTAAGGGTTGGAGTGATGTAATGAGCATCATGGATAACAATGTATCCAGTTTCATCAACAACGTCTTCAAGTCCTTTAAAAGCCCATTTTATCCACGGCTCTCCGTGCGCTGGCTGGGGTGGTGTGTCGGTGTTCATTGGTAAAGTGGGACGGGATAGTTTTGCTAAATCTTGTAGCCAAGAGGCGCGAGGCATTCTTTTTTCACGGTTCATGGGTTCTGTTCTTTCCATTGTGCGGTGAGGGCGAGGAGTGATTCGGGGGTGTGGGGAGGGGTCATAATTCAGGGGTCCAGAGGTTGAGAGTTAGGCCGAATGCTTCAGCGCGCTGGGCTGCGGTGGCACAAACAGTGAACGTGTGTTCGCCTGCTTTAAAGCAAACCCCAATGAGGGTATCAAACCACCTCCGCGCCTGTTCATCCATGAAAGGAACGCCGATTCCTTTAACATGCTTCTCCATCTCATGACAGGCGTTAAGGTCGTTGAAGTAGTCAGGGGTGTTTGCCTCTACCATGCCGTTCTGGTCACACTTCTCACACTCGTAAGTTCTCCACTCACCTTGACATTTTTGGCAAACTTGTCTTGTGGGTACCCCACATGCCTCTGCAATCTTGATTCGTTTTTCTTCTTGTGTCAGTTTCATTTCTTCACTTTCTTCTTTCGAGGTTTCTTGTTCTCTTCGTTCCAGCGTTTCAGGTAGTTGTCACGTTGGGAGTTGTTGAGGCTGTAGTAGGTGTCGCGGGCGTGCTTGTCGCGGTCGAGGTGTTGGAAGAAGGTCATACCTTTGGATTTTCTGCGCGGTAGAGGGTAAGGGCTTGGTCTGCTTTGCTGATTCGACGCTCAAGGCAGGTGCAAAACTTATTGCCTGCACGGTCACAGTCTAAAGTATCAACTTCGTGAGCTTCGAGTGTTTCTGCAATGTCTTTCAAAGCCTCCGCCAGCCGTTCAGCGTGGGCACGGAGGGCGGTGTTTTTACGCTCTTCGCTCTCAGCTATTTCAAGAGCCGCCTTGTAAAGGTAGCCGTAAGGCAAGTCGCCTTCCTGTGTTTTGAGTTTTTTAAGCTTTTGGGCTGCACTCACTTCTCCACCCCCTTCCATGCGCTGAGTGCTGCGGTGAGTTCAGGCGTGACTGCGACACCGTGCGCCTTGAGCAGGTCGGCTAGAGGGTCGGGCCAGCCGTGGAACTTGGGGACGGGCATCCAGGCGATTGCTTGCGTAGAAGTCAGCTTATGCCATAGCGAGATTCTCCAATAGTGGAAAGCTCTGCGCTCATCTATGGTGATAACGTAGCCGTCTTTATCCGCATCCTCCTCAGTCGGCACCTCAGACATGCGACGCCAGGGGGAAGTGGACTTACCGCAAGAGTTAGCCACAATCTCCAGCATCTTTTGCTTTGTCTCTAGGAGATCGGAGATGAATTTCACTTCCTCTTCAAGCTCTGCAATGCGGGCGTCTTTGGCAGCAATGATCTCACGAGCCTGTGCTGGCGAGTCAATAAAACCCGTGGCGACGTAGGCTTTCACATCCTCGTCCCATACTTCGCCCTTACGCTCCCAATCAGGCCAGGGCACGGTGGCGGGGAGGCGGAGAGTTTCGCTGGATGTCATCTTAGACATTCCGCCGCTGTAATAAAACCAGCGTCGGTTAGCCCGTGACCAATACATGGCGCCTGCGACAAACAGGCCTGTGCATTCAGACACAATCACCGCCCGATACTTCCCGCCCTCGCAGATTTGTTCCTCAGTGAGGTTGTCCGGGTTGTGGATCTCGGATTGCAGGTGAGAGGGGAGGCCGCAGCGGAGGACGGGGCGGGTGATGAAGCCGCTATTAACAAGCCATACGCTCGTTTCGTGCTCCATGATTGGTTTCCTCCAATGATGGAAATCTAACAGTGATAGCTCAAATGCCGCCCCTGTCCGCTCAAGGTAGGCGGCGAGCTTGTGTTGATCTTCGTAGAACATAGTGTGATGATTTAAGGGGTTGGTTTCCATCCGATTTCTTGCAGAAATGCGGAGACTTTAGCCTCCACTTCGACGGCATCAGGATCGCCGTTCATGTCGGTCATGAAGAGGAGGCCCAGCAACTCAATAGCGCGGCCCTCTTTGGATGCGGCGTAACGGGCTTCGCTCCAGCCGGATCGCCAATCTGAGACAGATTCTCCAACGTTGTCTCCCCATTGAAAAAATGCGGCTTTAAAAGCAGGATCGCCTAGCGGTCGGCAAGGCGCGTCAGGATTCGCCGTGAAATAATCGCGGCCCATTTGTTTGATTTTTTCGGTGTCCATAGTGATGATTTAAGTTGCCCGCGTGAAGGATGTGCGGCCCCCGTGGGTTAAAATTTGTCAGACATGAATTTCATGCCGCCAATAAACTGGCAAATCTCCGAGTAATATTTTTCGCAGCATTCACTAAAGCCGTCATCTGTCATGAGTTGCGGGTCGCATCCAACACCTCTAAGTGCAGCCGCCAAAACCAATCTCCCTTCGTCGCTTAATAAAAGAAGCTGGAACGCTTGCTTTTCTTTAGCGTATTCAGCCTCAGCTAAAATTCTAGCACGAGAATTTGCAGCGCCGACTGCAATGCAGCCTGATTTTGTGTGATTCATAATGTGATGATGCCTGTTGGCCCCTTATTCTGCATCCTCCCGTCAAACCGTCAAGATGTTTTATTAATATTCTTTTCTCTGCCATCCGTCAGGAGTTTTGAACACTGCAAACACTCGGAACGGGTAGCGTTCAGCGACGATCTTCATTTTCATGTTCGCGTCTTCTTCGATCCAAGGCGCATGGACTTTTTTGCCACTAGTTAGTGTTTTTTTTGTCGTTCCTTTTACGTCGTGAAGTTCAACCACTCCATCACCTGCATAAATGATGAAGTCACAAATGAACCAAGTGTTGTCTGCCAGTTTAAGCTTGATGCCTTCAAACTCGTAACCGTCAATCTCTCCGGCTTGTTTCAGTAGCTCCAAATGAGCTTCATAAGCGGCCTCGGTCTTGTTGCGCTCGCCCGGTGCGCGGCGTTTGTATTTGGCAAATCTGTTGTGTTTAGGCATGGGTATTGTGTGTTCCGTTGATATAAAAAGCAGCCGCCCGGTTAAAGGCGGCTGCGTGATGAGGTTAGATCAAAAAGGAATTTGGCTATCGTCGTCATCCTCGGCGGTAGATTTACCACTCGGCATCTGATCCGACTCAGGCCCCGCGCCATAGTCCTTAACGACGTTCTTAGGCCCGTAGTTGCCTTTGGCCTTCTCAATGTCTAGCTGCACCTTGCCGGACGCTTTGAAGCAGTCCTCAGCGCAAAGGGAGCCGTCGTCATACTTGGCGAGGAGTCCGGTTGTCTCACAGAAGTGACGGAGCTTGAAAGCCATCATTTCGAGAAGCCAGTCCTTTACGAATGGGGTTGAGCCATCAGGCGCAAAGACACGAATCTCAATAGCAATCATGTCATTGCCTTTAGAGGAAATCTTATCCTCTGCACGAAAGACTTCAAAATCATACGTGCCCTTTGGAAGCAAAGCCTCTTCAAGGCGTTTCTTCTCTTCTTCTTCGAGCTGCTGGCGGGTCTTGGGTTCAAATCTCATATTCGTAGTGTTGTCTGTTTGGGTTGGTTATTTGCTGCCTGTCACAAGTTTGTTAAGATGGGTAATGATGCCCTCTGCTTGGTCGGTGTTAAACTCGCTGAACGAGTCCGCACCCGCCTTCTTTTTCCATTTTTCAAGGGTGGCTTCGTCCACTTTTACAATGCCAAGCAGGCGTTCAATCTCTGCCACTTGCTCAGGCGTGGCAAGCACGATGGGCGCGGGTTCGGCTTCGATGAAGTCTTTACCGTAGCGGCTGGCAAACTCCTTGTATTCCAGCGGGAACTGCTCACGATCTGGGAAGCCTTTCAGCCGGGATTTAGTCACCACGGCAACGCGGGAGTTTCCACGCTTCACGGCCTGCAAGGTGAGGTCTAGCTCATAGATGAGCTTGTCCCAGCAATCAGCCACCCGGCCAATCTCTGTGCGTGTCCCTTTGCCATCTACGCCCCACTCTGCCATGTCGTGAGCAAGGAAGATGACGTTCATATCCAGGCGCATGATCCAGTTGATGAGACGGCGCATGTTCGCCACGGCTGGCTTTTTGCTGGCTCCAAAAGCGTCTTTGTCTCCCAGCTTCTCAGCCTCAGCGGCGATACAGCTTTGATAGACCTTCGTGATGGAGTCAATGACGACGGTTTTGTAGCCGTGTTTTTCTGTGGCGAGTGCCTGAATCTGCTCGATGAGGAACGAGAAATCCAACGCCCCATCTTCCACGCCCAGATACATGCCGTTGCCCGCCGCCAGCTTCTCCTGGTAGTGTTTGAGCTTTGCGCCCCCTTCACAGTCAATGTAGTAAAGGTTAGGGAAGTCCAGTGCGAGCCAGGTTTTGCCCACGCCAGACGCGCCAAAGATCATGACTTTTGCGTGGCCGGGGGAAGTGAGTTCGGGTGATTTTGCTTTGAGTTTTGACATAATGAGTGATGACTAGCGGTTAGGGATGACGGTTGCTGTTTTGGCTTCGGTGTCGAACTCGACTTCGAGATATTCACCGTGGCGAATCCAGTTTTCCAAAGCTACGTAAATTTTTTCTGTGCGTTGTTGCTCCAGTGAATCTGCTTCATCTTCTGGAATATCAAGAGCGGCAATGTCTGCGGCGGCTTTATCCATAACGGCGTCAGACACGCCGTCAGGATCTTTGAATGTGATCTGGATTTTCATGGGATTAGCGGTTGAGTGTTTCAGCTTTTTCTTTTTCCACGGCGTATGTGACGGCTGACAAAAGCAGAGCAAGGTTTCCAGACGGGAAATGCTTTTTGATGTGCTCTACAACGCCATAACAAAGTGCAGTTGCGCTGCTGCTCCAGTCGGCTGACTCCTGAATTCTGTTCAGGTAAAACTTGGTGTAAAATTCTCGAAGTGTGCGGGCCTTGGCATGAGTGAAAGCTTTGTAAAGGTCGTCGAAATCAGCCTCCGTTTGTGCTGTTTTCACGATCTCGAATTCTTGCCCCTCCAGGTTTAAAAGGAACTGGATTTCCTCGCCAACTTTTGCGGTGGCAAGGAACTCTTCTTTTGTTGGGTCGTGTAGGGTGATCATGGTTTGATGCGTGTGAAGTAAATGTTGAACAAGGCAAGCCCGACCATCGCCAGGACAAAAGCGGCCCAAGGGAGCCATCCGTATTTAGCTTGTGTGCGCTGAGGTTGGTAGCTGCACTTGGCTTGCGCGGCTTCGTTTAAAGACTGCTGGTGGTCGTTAAACCGCAAGTAGAACGACATACGGTTGTCTGTGGTGGATGCTCTTTTCATGCGTTGTGGATAGCTAAGGCTAGGAATACAAGGTGGACTGCCGCAAGGGCGAGGAACAGGACGAGGAATTGGCGGAGGTTGGTCATGGTTTTTTTGTTTCAGCTAGCATTTCCGCATCAATGGCCGCTCGGTCAAGAATCACATCATCCTCTTCCAACGGGTCCGCATCAGCCGGATTAGTCCACCGAAAATCAGCCAGCCCATTTGTGCCAAACTGAGCGACACGTTCAAGGAGCCAGTTCAAGCGGTCTGTATCTGTGGGAGTAGCACTCATCACTTCTTCCCTCCCTTCTTAGCCGGGTGAACGGCGGTTGTTTTCTTGGTGGCCATGACGTGCGCAAGGCGTTGATTGTTGGCGACGTGCTTCTCTTTGAACTGCCTCACGGCGTCGTTAAAGATGTCGTTTTGCGTCACGCCTTCGATGATGGCTTGATGCCGCATCCAGTCGTGAAGCTCTGGATCAATGTAGTATGTGCTTTTGTGTAGGTCTTTGCAGAGTGCCATAGTGGTGTGGTGTTACGGGTTGACATTGATTTTGTGGGCGCGGGTGTCGCGGATGATTTCTTGATCCTCAGTCATGATGAACTGAGATTCGCGAATAGCTTCTTCAAGCGAGGAGTTGAGGCGGCAAAGCAAAATATCCATGCCGCCAGAGATGGTGATCCATCCAGACTTAGAGCGCACAAGGTCGCTAAAAACCTCAGCGCGGCGAATCTCCACAATCTCTTCGTCCACATCCGGCGTCACCTCGTAAACGATGCGGAGGGAGTCGCCAAAGTAGGCGAAGCGGATCTGGTTGGGCGGGGCGTCTTCTTTGTTCATGGTGGTTAGTCGTTTTTAAGGGTTAAGATATTGGTAAACGACTTCCAAAAGTCTGGATTATTTGCACTTACCCAGGAGGTGAGGAAATGGCCAGGATTGTTTGAGCTAGATCCTTTATAAAGGCAGGTGCCTGTGCTTGAGGCTGTGAAAATAACAATGCAGCCGGTGCCGACATGCTCCATCAAACAAGGGAATTTAATTTCGGGCGGCGTGGGCGATGTATCTGTGATGATTGAAGTCATAATGATGATGTGTTGATTTTGCCCTGTGGCGAGTCCACATTACCCGCGCCCGTTCTCCCGTCAAACCATTTTAATTCTTTTTTATGCCATACGGTTTCCCACAAGCGACAGTGACCACTAGACAAGCAAAAGCCCTCTCGGAAGACGGTCGCGAGACGCATCTGCCGGAGGGCTGTCACCTTGAGATTCTACACCTAGGGGCCGATCAAGACGGCTGCGACGGGCATCTCATTTGTCGGGATCTTGCGGGCAAGATGTGGGCTGTGATGCCGGGAGATTTGCGGGTGTAGGCGGAGTGACAGGAAGCCCGAACATCGCCTTAAACCTGTCGGCAGGGTGCATCTGCTCCAGCCTCTTGCGGCTTTCTACGCGGGCGGGGTCGAGTTTGAGGGTGGACACTTTGTCAGAAATATCACCCTGTTTTTCTGACAAGCTTGGAGCACTCACGCAAGTTTCCCTCCATGCCGATGTGGGCGTGTGGCGTTGTAGAAGTGCTTGGTTGAGACTGCGGCCTCGATGTCCACACCCATGCTTCCAGCGGTGTCCAGGGCGCGAATGATGATGTCTGCAAGCTCCTCTTCGATGCAGGTCAAAGGGCACGCCTTGTCGCACTGCTTGTTAAGCTCGCCACGCCTTGCCGCCTCCCATAGTTCGCTTGTTTCGCCGTGAAGATTCGCCGTTGCTTTAGCCATGTAGTCAATGACTGACATCGTATCGTCATGCCAGCCTTTGTCTTTTGCGAGGCCGTGAACTTGGTCGCGGAGTGTGTTTAGATTCATGGGTGATGATCCGCGTTTGCGGTTTCGCCGTGTAACCGATGGCGGGCGGAGTGTCAAAAGAAAACCCGCTTGCAGTTAGAGGGCTGCAAGCGGGGCTGGCTGGCGTTTCTTCATGCTAACCCAGTCAGTTACCTGGGCCGTTAGAGGGAGGATGCCCGTAGCACTCGCGAACAACTGCCAGTAGTTCGGTCTTTCGACTCACCGCCCTCAAACAAAGAAAAGGGCTGCGCCGTGGTGCAATTATGGGCAGGCTTGCGATGCCGTCAATAAAAACCCTCGCCACCGGGATGACGAGGGTTGTTGAGCAGGCAAGAATTACACTTGCTACGCAGGCTTGCGTTTTTAAAGAATTTGCAGGGCTAGCTTCAAATATCCAAGGTTCTTATCTCCTTAGCCTTATTCCACCTCCCTGCGCGTGTCACTGTCCACGCCGCCGCTCAAATTGGTTGCCGGGTTTCCGGCTGAAACTGAAAGAGGCCGCCCCGCGCTAACGGGACGGCTAATAAAGGATACTCATGGAGAGCATGCCCTCAGTCGTACAGACATCCAAAGCGTATCACCATTGTGTCAGGCGTCAAGACAGAATCACATCCGCCAGAAACTCACAAGCCGCCCTCATCTTGCCAGCGTCGAGCATCTTTGCCCGGTCGCCATCGTTGTCAATGAAGCCAAGCTCGATGAGGAAGCAGGGTTGAAAGCTCATCACGGCAAGGCGGGAGTGCTGGCTCTGGCCTTCGGTCTTTACGCCTCGGTCCTTCGTGCCTAGCCCGCGAATCACGGCAGCGTTCAGCGCCTTAGCTTTAGCCGCGTGCTCCTCGCCCCTGTAGAACGTCTCTGTGCCACTTGCTAGGCCGTTGAAGGCGTTGCAATGCAGGCTGACCATGAAGTCGCACGCGAAGTCCTTAGCGATGCCTGCGCGCCTACCAATGGGCGCGGGATCTTTGTCGTCCACGCGAGTCCTCACTACCTTGTGGCCGCGATCAATCAGCACCTCACGCAAACAGTTAGCCCAGGTCATCACTATACCCGCCTCAGTCTCGCCCGCTGCACACGCGCCTGGGTCATACGTCCCGGCCTTGCGGTTCTCCATGCCATGCCCAGGGTCAATGCAGATTTTCATAGCGAAGCAAGAAGCCCTCCTTTAATCAGTTCTTCCCGCGTCTTGGACTGCTCCTTAAAGAGCGATGGGAAAGCGTCCCACAAAACGAGGCGATGCCCACGGGATGCGATGATTAGGGCAGCCAGAGAGTCAAGCGTGTCGGCAGGAAGCAAGCCGTCATCAATCCACGGTTGCAGGATGGCCGGGATTGCCTCACCTAGATTTGCCTCAGGATGCACCGGGATGCTGTATCCAGTGTCCACCATCAGCCAGGATGAGCCATCAAGGCAGGTGACAGAGGAGAACACTTTCGTGGTAGTCTGCTTGACCGGACAGGACAAGGCCCACAGCGCGGAGCTAAGGGACTCGGCAACGGCTAGGGTGGAAGTTGGAATAAAGCGGATCATGGCAAGGCTGTCCCCCACTTGGCGTTTGCGATTTGGAAAAGCGCGTCTTCCTGCTCAGGAGAAAGAACGCCCTGTCCGTAAAGGATCTCGCTCACGTTGATATTTGCAAACAAGCCAGGGTCGCCACGTCCGCAAAGGCGCATCATGCCGGAGCATTCATTGTTGTTGCCCGTGCTGCCGAAAGGCCCGTTGGAACTTTGCATTGTCCCTGCGGTGGCTGTGCCTGTGATGAAGTAGGCGTATGGGTCAGTGGTCGTTAACGTTTCTCCAGCGTTATAAGAGCCGCTAGAATTATTCATGGAGATGGTGTCTCCAATCGTCTCAAACAAACGGTAATTTGCCTCTGTTGGGTAGTCGGCAAGTGCCCAAATCTCTTTGTTGGTATTGCTAACAGTCTGAGGGCGGAAGACGATGAACGCCCACCACTCAGCCTCCGCGCCAAACGTGACTGTCATGTCATCGTTAGAGCCATCAGAGAGAAGCGCGGGCAGGCTATTGATGCCCGTTGCCGTAAAGAGCGGCTGCTTGGATGCGTCACCAGTCTGCTCCCAGTCAGAACCACCGCCATTCTGCGTGTAAATCTTAACGACGTAACAAGGATCTCCATTCGCGAACGTGGTCAGGGCCGCAAGGTCCAGCTCGTTGTTCGCCAAGAATCCAATATCCTGCTCAGGCTGCCCGGTTCTATCTGCCCTCACGCGGATAAGCGGCCCTGTGTAGGTGCTAATCATTCGACGGGCCATGCTCCAAGTCCCCAGTGAGTCGAGGCCTAAGCCGTCCAACACGCCAGGAACCGCGCCCCCAGAAGGCCGCGAGAAAGGAAGTCCGAGGGCTAGGCCAAGTGCGCTCATTCGGTCCAGAGGATAACGGAGCCAGAGGCGAGGGTGATGGATGAGCCGCGAATAGGATAGTATCCAGGCGGCACCGTGGGGCCTGCGAGGCCAGCTTCATCACCATCATACGCCACTTGGTCAGGGCTGCCAGCCGTGGGTGCAACGATGGTTGTAATCACGGTGTCAGCCAGGACTGAGATGCCGAAGAAGTTCTTCGCGGTTGCAGCGGTGTTAGTCACCACCTTGTAGCCTTTAGAGGCCTGTTGTCTTTCGAGAGCCATGATCGTTATTTATTGGAGATTGTTGCGGAGAGGGTGGCTGTGGCAAGGTTTGCGCCAATAGCCAGGGCTGGCACGTTCACGTCCTTCACAACGGTCTTAGAGCCGTCTGCGTGAAAGGTGGTAGTGGTGGTGCAGGAAGCGAGCACCAAAGCAGAGAGAAGGAGGAGTGTTTTCATTTCTTGTCTTTGCGAATGACGTTGATTAGACCGACAAGACCAAGCCCAGCGGTGATGATGGCACCCTGTAAATCAGGCTGGATATTTACGCCAAACGCAGTGGCGAGCAGGATCAAGCCGCGCCATGTGGAGTTTTCGGAAAGCTTTTCGAGGATGGTATTCATAGCGGATCAACGTTCTTGTCTTCTTTTCCCATGCTGAAAGTCCCAGGCTCTACGCGGTGGGCAATCTCTGCAAGCTTTTGCCAGAGTCGAATGCGGTCCTTTTCGCAGTCGTATGACCTTCGAGAGAGAGCGTTGAACTGCGCTTTAAACCAAGCGAACAGACCACCCACGCAGCCCGTTAAGGTGGCGACTGCGGCGATCAGGGCTTGCTCCAAAGTCATGGCGCATTTTTACGCTCTGAGCGTGTAAAGTGCAAGAGCAAAAAATCACTTGCGCTTTTTCGGAGATGGGGCAGAATCGGGCACCGCAGAGAACTTGGAGGGCAAACCAAGTGTTCCGGCCTTTCGAGTTCTTTGTCGAGAGCCTGACTTAGTGTTTGCCCCACTGGTCAGGCTTTCACTTTTTATGCATGATGTTAAGACACTCGTTAAGCAGTCCGGCTTATCCTTCAAGGATTGGTATCACGCGGTTTATCTAAACTCCGAGCACTGGAGGCAACTACGTGAAGCCAAGTTTGCCGTGTCTGGCAGGGCTTGCCAGCAATGCGCGGGAACTCACAAGATCCAGGTTCACCACTTGGCCTACCGTGCAATCTTTGACGTGACTGTGATTGACTTGCTTGTCGTGTGCGGCTCATGCCATGAACGGCTGCATGATGGCGAGTCTTCCGCGCCCAAAGCAGCCAGGATGCCAAAAGCTCCACCTAGCACACCCAAGCCAAAGCCGCAGCCTAAAGAACCTGTCGCATACGTGACGCCGCAAGGGCACATGATGTCTAAGAAGCAGCGCAAGAAAGCTAGGAGGCTAGAGCGCGAGCAGAAGGCTAGGGAGAAAGCGGAAGCTAAAGCTTTACGCCCAAAACCAAACCCGCCAAAGACACCACTTGAAAAAGCTTTGCGGTTCACCGTAGAGCGTGAGCGCGTGATTCCAGCGCAAGAGGGATGCGGCATAACGATGGTTACGCGTGAGATGGTCGAGGCAATCAAGACACGGCGCGGAGCGTGGACTAATGACCAGCTTCGCCACCTCGGCATTCCCGTTATGTTTAACGGCGGATGGCTTTACAAGTGGACTGAGCCTCGCGCCATCCCTACGTCTGATTGGGAGAAGGCGGAGTCAATCACCCGCCGCAGTGCATTCCTTTAAACAACTATGATACCATTCAGCAAATCAGAACAGCAAGCCTATGCTCTCGGCTACCGAGTCAGCGAAGACGGGCTAACCATAAAAAAGAGCGATGGCCAAATCATAAAAACCACTTCCACAAAAGATGGTTATAAGAGATTTTGCATCGGCCCAAATTTCAAAAGAACGCCCGTGCGAATCCATCGCCTCCAAGCCTTTCAAGTTTTTGGAGATGCGATTTATCAGGAGGGAATTGTGTGCCGTCACCTTGATGGAAACTCCCAGAACAACGCGGCTTCAAACATCGCCCTGGGCACGCAGTCAGATAACATGATGGACCGCTCCAAGGAATGCCGCCAGAGATGCGCTTTCAAAGCCTCCAGGAGCGTTGTAAAGCACGATCATACTGCGGTGGTGGAGTTCTATAAGGAGCACGGATTTACAGCCACGCTTAACCATTTCAAGATCAGTTCACGCGGAACCCTTTCATTCATTCTCAATAAGAGCGCAACCGCTCCAAAACCAGACAGAGTTAAACGCAAACAGAAATCATCACATGAATAATACCGACCTCACCCACCTCGAAACCCTGCTCGCGGCTGCAACGCCGGGGCCTTGGTTTAACGACCAAGAAGATCCGATTGTTGAATCAGCAACGGAAATGATTGGCCAAAATATCTTAGCAGGCTCACACGAAAGAGACATGGCAAACACTGAGCTCATTGTAGCCCTCCGCAACGCCGCGCCCGCTCTGATTGCCAGGGTCAGGGAGTTGGAGGCTGAGTTGGAAAGCAAGGAAGAAACGATTTGGGAAATGAATCAGGGGGAAGACTTATGAAAGCCATCGAAGAAATCTGGCCTGCGTTAATCATCTTTGCCGTCGTCGGCGGCATAGGCTGGTTTATTTGCTGGCGTTTGTGCGCTGGTGTAAACAAAAGGGCAGCGGAGAAGATCCAAGAGATTCAAGAAGCAGAAGAACTCCGAGAAGCTAACCGCCAAGCCAGTATGGCATGGAGCCGCAAGATTCAACAAATGCGTCAAATTGAAAGAATGGATAAAGAGCGCGCATTGAACGCTAAAGCTCGCTGCCTCGCCAACTCCACCCGCCCGCGCCACTCACGATCAACCCTTAGAAAGACGAGATGATGAACGAACACTTATTCATCGGCGGCCCTGAATGCATCAGCGGGACTGTGCGTAAAGCAGAGGGAAGGATTCACATGTGTCACGCAATGGATGAATTGCCCATCACTCCAACGAATGTTTATGATCGTTTGCCCATTCAAACCCATGAATACAGGCGAGAAGAAATCACAGATAGTAAATTCCACTTTGTCTATTTCCATTCATCCATTCAACACGGAGATGAAGTGGCAGCGTTGATCCAGGCCGCAACCAAGAAAAAGCCATGAGCTACGAAATCATGAACCGCCACCCAAAGCCTAGCGTGCTGCGGGATATTTATCACCATAACCCTAAGTGGGTGGACGTGAAACACGCCGCATCTAAAGGGAGTAGGAAACCGCCCGCTAAGAAGCCATGAAACCACTCTGCCCCGTCTGCTGGGGTCGAGGCCGCTCCTTGTGGCTAGGCTGCTGCATCTGCACGGGCGATGTGCCCACGAATGGGAGGTTTATGCGGGAGATGGTGGGGAGGCAACTTGGTAGCACGAGCACCTCTCAGGCTACCAAGTTGGAGGCTAATCATTTTCTCCCGTTAACTCATAAAAGAGCGTTGTTGTATCCTTCGCCACACGATCAAGAGTTGAAGGAGCCGCGCCCGCTGGATTGAAAGGAGTGGTGATAAGACCGCCTGCTTTGATGATGTCCCATGCGCCACTCATCATCTCGCCTTGTTCGATTTTCTCGGGGAGTTTGTCCATGCTACGAACAAGCTCAAGACTCGCTTCCTGAATCGGATTTGAGCCGTTAAGGA